CCATCAGTGCCCCACACTGGGAGATGAATTTCTCACCAGTGGTCGGGTCTTCTATCTCGTGAAAGTTGATCACTCCCTCTAGAGCATCGTCCCACCATTCCGGTTTACCGGTGATGGCTAAGACGTGCTTGAAGACGAAGCGACTCAACTCGATCGAGATCGGATCAGTGCTCTTCGAGAGATCAGCAGAATAAACAATCTTGGGATCTGCGTCCCAGATTGCCGGAGCTACCAGTTCAATCTCGTTGTTCCGCAAGATGTCCTTGGTGACTGCGAACCCCTTCAATAAGGGTAGCAGACACTTGGTCATTGCTCTTGCGGCCCAAGCAACGGGCGCAGAATGAACGGTGGCAACACGGATCTTTCCGTCTGGCGTGATAATAGGCGCCAGCCTGCCAAATCGAGAGTTCTTTGACTCCTCGATACAGGCGCGGAAATGTTCTGCTGCGGTACGACGGCGACGTGTGAACATAAGTGCTCGTCTCTCTTCCGAGATGAGTCCTGGGTGTGAATCCCAGAGTCCGTTCGTGCACTCCCTGATATACTCCTCGGTGATTTCTTCCTGGTCCCCCCAAGGGATCGGGAAGTCCCAGGTTTTCCGTATTTCAGGGTTTGTTTCGAAAGATACTTTCGACCACGTCTCCGTCATTCGCGTGATTGCTCTTGCCCGTGCGTCGTGTTCGCGTTCTGATCGTGAACGCTGAGTGTGCATTTTGTACACGTACGCGCTGCCTCCCTTTTGGATTGACTGCTCATAGCAGGCTGATCCGCCGGGAATTGGGATCGTGCGCTCGTCAAGCCCGACGAGCGATTTTCCTTTGAAGACCTTCTCGATGAACTCTTTAAGTTTATCCAAGATGGCCTTCGGTGGCATGGGGCTGGGCTCTTGCAATCGTAGCGAGGCAGAGCGACACTCATCCTCCACTTCTTCTCTACGGGGTTTTGGGAGGATGAGTCCTCGAGTTAGTGTGCTGGCGATCATAAGTCGTTGAGGGGTTTTTCCTCGGTTCGCAAGGTCTCCCGTGCCTGCTGTTAACTTTAGACGCACACTGTGTGCGAACGTTTTCAGCGACGTGGGGCCTCCGAACACAACGCTCCGGATGAATCTGTACATCCTCATTACGATGTGCCGGTTCCACGGGGAGTTTGTTGACTTCTTGAGATCGCCATACACCAGCTTGAGTGCTTCCGAAATAGCCAGCCAGTTCTTTCTGACTATTCGGAGGTTGTTCTTTTCGCAGTTTTTAAGACTACACTTTCGCATGGCCGCCCAATTTGTGGGTAATCCATGCACGACATGTACGCTTCCTCGATCGCAACCGAGGAGTGTAGTTGCCTCCTTGAATAGAGAGAAGACGGATTGTAGAACCGTCGATCTTCTCTTTTCTTGAGGGTGACATGTCGCACTTAGACCATTTCGAATGGTCGGGGGTGCGATAGTTACGAAAGAACGATTAGAGGAGGACTGTCTTCGTCCTGCCTCCTTGGGCAATGCCCGGGGTTGGCCCAGCTTCGCTGGTCCTGCTGAATTGTTCCTTTGGTCCTTCGCCGAGCTCTTAGAGCGAGGCGTCGGACCGCCCGTCCTTTCGGAAGCAGCTCGGCTTCCTAGAGGTTCGGTGGATAGATGTCTTCTTACCCAGCGCGCAGC